CCGCCTGTACAACAACCGCCTGCTCAACAGCAAGAGAAAACATCGCCGTTAGAAGAAGCGAAAGAAAACGTCCGACAAGCCACCAGATCCGAACCCACAATCCAACTGTTAGAATCCATCGGGAAAAAGACCTCTGATGTCCACAAGGCAGCCGTAGCCGTCTACGGAGAAGAATCCCAGTGGAATATCCAACAGTGGAAGGATTACCGAACCGATGTCGTCAACATGCGGAAAAAGACCGGTAGACTTTGGGATAAACTCAAGCCTGTCGAGAAATCCGAAACGAAACCGTCTAACGATCCTGATGACAAAGTAGGATTCTAACATGGAACAGTTGACACTTTTCAGTGGCGAAGGCGGAAGGCCATACAGGAACACTTTCGCCTACGTCAACAAACAGTGGGATGAATGGGAAGCAAACAATCAAGGCAAGATTTTCAACTTCTGGTACGGTAAACTCAAAAAAGGTACCATCGTGAACGTTGGAGACAATTTAGAAAGCCGTGATATTCTCATGTTCCAAATACATCACGGTGGTAGAAACTTCACACACGAGCCTGCCCCTGACTTTCAGAAGTATAGAGGATACCCTTACAATGCCAAACCAATCCGATAGCAAAGCCGTCAAAATCATCTAACAAAAGAAAAAGGGCGAGGCACGTAAGTACCTCCCCCTTTTTTACTGCACCGGAATTCCACCGCCACATTCCAACCATGCGTAACCCCGCCGGGTAAAGACCTATAAAGTCATCATCGCATTAATCACACGCATCTTACCTTCATCATTCCCTGCAGCACTAATACCCGTTGCTCGACCACTAATCATCTGATTAAACTGACCCAAGTTATTAGCAATCCTACGCGGGAATGAAATCATCTGTGTTCGCGGAGCTTCAAAAACCATACCCGAATAACGTCCCCCGAAAGGTTTCGAGACCGCAGTTATAATACTTTTGAATCGCGGGCCACCTACAAACTGATCAAAGTTTGCTTCGAGCGTGTGATCCACGACAGCATTCCAATTGACATCACGATTGCCTTGCCGAACGATTTTCGGATAGAAAAACGATTCGGCGTTAGATGTACTAGGCGGAGAAAGCGTCTGATTAAGATTGAAGCCTACTATCTCAACTGGATACACCCGATTCATATCAGAATAATCTTCTGACTCTATCTCAAGGGACATGCCCCATTTCGGAATCTGATTCAATACAAAACGTCCAAAGCTTGTTATATCTGTCGCCACCCCATAGACACCCGACATACTTTCACGAGGGAATACCTGATGCGCGAACACCCGAAAAAACATACGCGCCACATTCTCTAATACTACCGAACCACCCGTTACAAACATATCCGAATAAGTAATCGGCAAATCAGGACTACCTTCACGTACCTCAAATGACAATCCCTCTCCAAAGTCGCGAGCGAGAGATACCACATGATCATAGAGTTCCGGGTTTCCTGTAATTGTCAAACCTGTTACCGCTTTCGGAGAGACCAATGTTTTTAATTCCGAATACCACCGCCGCGTCTTTACTGTAGTTTGACCATCCAGAATCGTAACAGTTTCCCGTAGTTGCGAGTTATTTAAATCCCGACCTATCAATGTTATCGGCGTATCACCACTAACCGCCGATCCAACCGTCAACGTCAACTGAACCGAAGTCAGACCGGACGGCGGCACCGGATCAACCGTAACCGCTGCTAACTGATTCTTCGGTTGAATATCATCAGTGAAAGTCGTATAAGGCGTAGCAGCAGACAAGGTTACCCCATCCAAGACCGGATCTGCTAATGCCAAAAAAGGCATTGATACAACCGTACCCTGCAACAACTGATTTAACCAAAAAGCACCTTGCAAAGCACTCGCATAAAAATGAACAACACCACCGCCGTACTTCATACCTTCAACCATATCATCTGGCGATGGATTGCCTTTCATTCTATCGGCCAGATAGAACTCTTGCATGGGCATTAAGGTGTACGGCGGACGGAACTCGATAATCTTATCAAGCATACCCCCAGCAGTGTTCGGTACCAGCGGAGTACCAGATAAAGGCGAATCTATTTTTGAACCGAACATCGGCTGCACGCCGACAATCCCTACGATATTTGAACCAAAACTTTTTGCTGCTACCGCTCTCTGTGTTGCCATTTAGATCGCCTCCCTCTCTCGAACATCAAAAGCAAAATTTATCTGAATACCCCGAAGATTCGGACTTTCCACCAAACACTCTTGAATACTCATCAACGTTACATCAGTGACACCTGAAAAAGACAAAATACCAGCATCTACTGTGAACTCAATAATACTCCAATCATTAGGCGGTGGATTAGGAAATACTGGATCATCATTTACTTCGTCCCACACTTGAGAAAATCTATTTGCATGATGTTGTTTCCAAAAATAATCCACTACCGACTGGGCAAACTCACCAACTCCCAATTCCTTCGTATTTTCATTCCGATCAGACTTGGAGATAAATTCAGGTTCCTTACCTGCCGTCTGTCCACGCCGAAAAACCTGGCTATCTTCCTCATCACTTTGCAATTGCTTTCCTTCAAGAAAATAAAACAGCCGATACAAAACCTGATAAGTGTATTCCTCCGGCGACTTATACAGATCAACTTCTGAAACCCGCCCCCATTCCAAAAAAGCATACGGATAATGTAAACTCGGGATATCACACAAATCACGAGGACACCCACGCGCAAAAGTAGCCAACGATTTGGCATCAAGATTAGGGCCATCATCATCCAATTCATAAGCATCGGGACCAAAACGACAATCAATAGTCTTGTAAAGTGCTTCATAAATCGGATGTAACGCTCTATACATCAGGGACAGCCTCCCCTGCACGGAGTTTCACTTTCAACAACAACTCACCCAAATCTAAATCTGGTCGCAGTTGGCACGAAGCCGGCATCTCTACCGTCTCGTGATTGATGACCATACGCGACACTTGACCAAGCACGTCCGTCCGGTATTGTAAAGCCCAAGTGGGAATATCACCCCCTGAACCACCAACAGACACGATACCGATCGAAGCAGCTGCCAACTTGGCAGCCATCCATTTTAGTGTCCGAGACGCAGTTGTGCTATCAAGATCATAGACACCGCTCCACGCAGCTGACAGAATCGTAGTTATCTCGTCAACTGCTTCGTTCTCAAACGCCTGTGCAGAGCCTTCAGATACCTCATCGGAAGGTGCATCAGGCGTTTCGTCAGTCGGTACATGTATCGTAATCCGACTACCAGCCGCCAAATAGTTTTGGATTGTCGCGGTATCAGTCCAGATATAGGTCACGGGTTACACTCCTATCCATCCAAAGCCGTTCAATGATTCCGAAACTGCTACGCGTCCAGTAAGGTCTCAACATCTCACGCTTAAACTGTTTCATCTGCATATCCATCAACTTCTGAAATCTATCTGACGATGACGAGTAGCGTAACATCGTCTGCGCGCCGGAAGGGTCACGGTCGGTAATATCCGCGCGTTCCGCTTGCTTTGCGGCCCGCGACTCATAACCGAGATAGTCACAGTAAATCTCAAGTGCGAGATGGTGTTCCGGTAGAAGTCCGTCAAATGTATGATTCGCTGAATACTGGAGATCGTACTTATCATACCCTCGACTCCCACCACCAAAAACCGGTCGAAGCGTCACCGTCCCATCAGGAATGTTGTTGTAGTAAGCGTGATAATCAGGTGAGTCTATCAAGCTAATCGCTGATGGCAGACGGATAGAGTAAAGCCACAATTCACGCGTGCCGTCCGGCTTACGCTTTACCTCAAAAGTAATAGGCGCGTTCGTGCCGGAAACAAAGACACCGGTAACACTACGGGCATCTTCCGGCACAGAATAAACGCCATCATCTCTATCTGCAAGCACACCCAAAAGATGCACCCGCAAAGGAGAAAAGGATGAGACTGCCAATAACCCACGATTCACGTAGTCATCGGCAATCTGATCCGTTGCACCCACCAAAGCAGGTCGGCGCTTTACTTGAGAGATAAATTCGGCTCGTGTCATTACAATTGATCCACATTTTCAAGAGCAAGTATCGAGAGTTTTTTCGGTTCAGGGACACCTGCACCCGTGTATTGTTTGGAGAACCAACGCTCGTTCCCCGTGTTGTCAGTAATCACCGCATTTGTCATAGTGAACGGTGTATGCACACCGTACAATGTCGCGTGATTCTCTGTAACAATCACATAAGGCATATCAATAGAGGTTGACCAGACAGGCTTCAAACCTTGGATCCGGCTAATCGTATTCATCATATCAATCATGTGCGCGTCGTTCTTGCCATCCTCTGTAAAACGCGCGGAGAGCGCCAACTTTTCCTGAAGTCTGTAATTCCAACACAGACATTCAGGCGTATAGTGCCGATCCACGATGTCGGCTTTATTATCAGCGAGAACGCGCTGGAAGCCGAGCAGATGATTCGCATAAGATACACCAGCAGCGGGCATCGCGTCCCACGTCCGAACATTCGTTGCCTGTGTATATTTGACATTCAACCTTTCACTACTCGTTAACTTCGCTTGACCAGCAGATGTTAGCGTAATCTGACCTTTGATAAAGTCAACCGTGTAATCTGTGCCATAGGTAAAGACATTCGTGCCATCACTGACTTCTAAAGGCTCTAACGAAATCAACGCTTTATCATCATCGGAAACAACAGTTTGACCTGTCGCAGGGAACAAACGCCTGAAACCGACCGAAGCAACGTTATCGTTTGTGTCCTTAACAATCACCCACTCGTAGGGTACAATCGGATGACCAAGACTATAAACAGGATTCGAGGCATCCCGTGCAAACGTCCGGGCAGTCGTGTGTCGGACAGCCAGATACTTCAGGGCTTCCATAATCTGAATATCCCAAAGCATTCTATCAGAGATATCCCGAAGCTCACGCGCCGGCAGAGCGATCGATCTAGCAACCGGTTCCATGACCGTATTTTTCGTTACCGCCATCGCATACGGTGTAACTTTCGTATGTTGTCCCTGAAACGCGGCCGCAAGCGGATAGTTCCGGGCTGACCACTCGGATTCTTTTACATCCATGTTCTCACCCGGATTCACCGCCATAAATTGCTCAATTGGCGGAAGATCCCGACCGTGACCCGTCCATACCTCAACCGGAATGTTTTCAAGGAGGTTCTCCATCATGTGCATCTCAACCACTTGGAACGCCGAAGTAAGTCTCCAAGCGACATAAACGATGTACATCGAAGTAATACTGACTGGGACACCAATACCAGACTGCTCCGCCTCATTCTGAATTGTTGACTCGTTCTTAAGATAAAATTTTTCAAGGATTTTCGCGAGTACGTCCATACCCTCATGATTTTTGGGCATCACCCAAATATCTTCAGGATTCAGGTTTTCGTCCTCTTTTATCTGCTGACGTGTTACCTGCTTGATAGCAGATTCCGCAGTCCTAATAAAAGTTTCACCATCATAGGGCAGATCAGTGATGAACTGTTCAAATGTCAACCCGCCAGCGTTATTGATATACCGAGACCCGGAGCGTCCTTTCGGAAGGTTCAGGTTATCTAATCCCAACTCGGCAATAACCTTATCCATATCCGTAATTTCTTTAGTCAAAGTGCCATCAATAATTCGAGTAATCGCCGTCGAATCAGCCCCATCGTACTGTTCAGAGAGCTTACTTAAATCGACACGGGAACGGATAATTTCTTTTTGACCGTCCGAGAAGCGAGGCATCTCTGCCAACTGCTCATTGACATAATCCACACCCCGACTAACAAATTCATTCCGGGAAATCCGCAAACGTTCAGATTCAAAATCTTTCAAGGTAGTTTCGAGTTGTGCCTGTAACGGTGCCAATTCCGTACCAACAACAGCCTTCAGAGCGTCCTTAATCTGTTCCTCTGTTACACCTGCACCTTCGCCAGCCTTCTTAAGCATCTCCGTGACACTTTCAAGTGTCGGCGCGTTCCCAAGAGTTTCAGGAACTTTCGTAAGCGAGAAGTCCGTATCAGTAACAGACGCTTCACCATTCCAGACCAAATCAAAGCCTTGAAAAGTGATGTAATCCATTTTCTGATAAGTTTTTCCAGTCGCCTCATCCGTCTCTACATGAGAAGTGCCTAACCCGCGCTGCGAGAGTTGAAGTTTCTCTCCAGCTTTCAGGATGGCGAGAACGTTCTTGCCGGATGTTGTCTCCGAAAGAACTTTGACATCAGGGAGTGAGACGATTCCAGTGTTCTCATCAAACTCAATCTTTTTGATAACAGCACACACCGAATTAACATCACGGACATCACCATGAAGGGTTTCGATCGGTAACGAGCCGTGTTTCTCAATATACTGCTGCGCCTCTGTAACGGCACGTTTCAGCACGTCCTTCGGATAAGAACGATTATTACGGTTGATTGTCTCCGCACGCTGGGCAATAGACACGGTAGCCGTTTGCGTTGACTCGTCTATCTGAATAGCAGCATCAGACGTTTCAACATATTCCTCTGACGGGAGACCGGCAGATTCAACGAAAGCTACCATCTCCGCCATCTCATTTTTCATTTGCGGAACAACCTTAAATTCAATCTCTTTCCCTTCACCCCATTTCAATTGACCACTCTCATCTTTCAAGTCCGCAATGAAGTACTTCCGGTTATACTCAGTATCAACACACTCAATAACAACCTGATTCGGCTTATCAACGAGTATGTCCTCAATATATGAATACTTGTGCGCGCCAAGAAAGTCCGGCGGACTCGTCTTTAGCATGCTCCGTATCTCGTTTCGGTAGTGAGTCATGGAACCGGGAATCATTGCAAAGACTTCTTTCATCGACTTCCCGGTGGACTTCATAACTTCACGTATCCGCTTAATCCAGCTCATAGCAACCTCCGTTTGACTTCGTGACTACTTTCCATCACCAAGCCTGATTTTATCTTCTTCCTCTTTTTTGGCAGAGGACAGCCCACGAGTAATCAGCGGCCCACTATACGGAATATCGCCCTCACGTAGTTGTTTCCGTATCCGCTCCAATTCCTGCTCGTAAGTAACACCGTTGTCCAAGTCTGCTATCTCGAAAGCCGTCTGATGTGAAAAACCACATTCTATCAACAGCCCACACCGAAGCAGTTTCTTATCCAACGAGTTACGATCTTTAGCACCCCAGTTTAAAACGTAATCAATGCTTGAAGGATTGACCATCTTCAAAAGCAAAGCCAAATCGAATATCTGCCGAAAACCTTCCTCAATCGACTCATCTATGTGCCCGAGTGTTCGGAGATAATCTTCCTCTTGGGAGTCGATAACGGCATAGTTTGATGTCGACTCACGACCGCCTGACATGTTCGCCTGTGAAGTAAAACCACAGATATGAAGCAGTCCCTCAAAATGTTGTATATCTTTTATTTCCTGTAGAGACTGATCGCCTTCAATTTCCTCCGCCGAAACCTGACCATTTCCAAAGAAATCAGTGACCGGGTTTTGCGGATTCTCCAAAGCATCACGGTTTTCCACCTTAAACTTTTCAACATCTTCCCATGTGCCAGGATTTTCCTCTGTACCAACGTTAAACATGATACGCCTGCCAGCGCGAAGTTGCCGGCGAACCGTAACATTTTTCTCACCAGAGTCAACCCGTTGCCATGCCAACCGCGCCGATTCAAAAACCGGACGGCCATAAGGCATACCGTCCTCGCCACGCCATTTCACATGAACGATTTCCCACGCGTCAAAAGACCTAATCTCGTTTTCCACGTCATAGACGTGAGCCTGATAGTACGGCGATTTATCTTTTGGGAATTCACCCTCCGCGTCCAAACGCGAAAAAGTCATCTCTGCAGCAAGTTTTTTAACACGCAAGATTTCACGCGGACCCGGTTGATTCCCAACCAACAGCTGAAGGAACAAGTCACCGTCTCGAAGCAAAGCCTCGATCCAACCGCGCAAATGTTTCTTATCGTTTATCAAGAAACGTGTCCGGTTGATAATATCAAGTGCTTGCGTCTCGATTCGCTTGCCCGGGGCGTTTTCGATAATAACCGAAAACGACTTATAGGCGGCATCAGCAGCCAACTTGTAGAGCATACGACTTACGCGTGGATCGTTGCGCGCCATATCGCGAACGTCCTTCAGAATCTTATACCGGCGATGCCCTATCTGCTGCTTTTCAATTTCCTCCATACCAGGAAAAACTGGACGCTGATAACCTTTCACATTGTGCTGGTGAACGTCCGATGACATCGGCGTAGGCACATCACGAGCCTCGACAAGTCCGCGTTCCTTACTTTTCTTACGGAACTTCAACTCATCTTGAATCGCCACTGCACGAGGTGCTTGGAGTTTGCGTAAAGCATTAGCAGCTGACATATCACTCGTTCATCACAGCCACACCGTCAAATCGGACTGTGCCTTTACAGCCTTCCGGCGTATCTTCTAACCGAATATCACAATTCGGTAGCATCGCAATAATCTGATCTTCTACCACCCGCGCCGTAAGCGAAGAACGTACTTCAAATGTACCGCCTTGCAGTTTCTCACACCGGACACCGATGCCTGCAAGTTTACCCTCCACCTGACGCGCATAATCTGTGTTTACCTCAACAACTGATCTCATTTTGATGTCCCCTTATGCTGCGATACCCAATCCCATCTTTGCCATAAATTCGGCTTCAGAGAACGTTATACTCCGTCCCAAAATGGGAGCACTCGGTAAGTAAATCGCCGAGATCACATAACGCAATTCATCTGCCGAATGGTCATGTCCGGGCAGTGGGTTCACATCTAAATTACCTTCTTTTAACTTATCCTTTCCCGGATTCTGATAAAACCGAGAAATCTCGTCATACAAACACGTTGGTCGATACGTTGAAAGCAATCGAGGATCGGCTCCAGGTTCGCCAAATGCCTTGTTGCCGTCTATATTATCTCGAACAATTTTGAAAAGCCCATGTTTCAACCAATATTTGACACGAACAACACCCGGTAAGATAGAATTCTGTCCGGTCTCTGGAGCAGCTACAGCAGGCAACCCTGCGGATACAAACTCGGCGATTCTGTCCGGTCGGCGAGGATCACAATAGACACGCTCCACGCCTTTGCCATAATACCGCCGACACCATCTATCATAAGCGACTGCCCGATTTACCCAAAACGGCCCTTCTTCATTGGTACGATAGGTTGTACGATACTGGTAAAGACACGGTTCAGTTGAAAAAGTGTAAAGTGAAAGCGAACCGGGATCTGAATAGCCCCAATCGCAACCCATATAAAACTTTTCAAACTCAACCTTATTCGCTCTCAAATCATCATAGGTTACCAAATTCCGACCTTCGTTGAAATCGCCTTGATAGACAAGGTTATCGCCACCTATCCAAATACCGTCACCGAGCCGTTTACGGACATCTTCAGGAAACGTCTGAAGCATATCCTCAATCTCTTGTCCCCGTTTCGTCCATTCCTGTTTGACTCGATCCCACAGTGCCGGATTATCGCGACGCGTGGAATTTATCAAGACCAGCGATTTACGCGCCCGGCGTGGTATCCAATGTTGTTCACCTACTGGATGCGGGTTTGCATCGCCTATCACCATTGAATAAGGAGCATTATTGCCTGCACCGCGCCCCTTCCTCGTCAGGAGATAAACCCATTCTTCTTCAGTCAAGTCCTCACATTGAACGACAATGATGAAATCATACTCGGCGGAAAGGACATCTCCCTTTTTGTTCATGCCCCCTAACCAAATCTGGCTACCGTTTGGGTAGAGGTAATAAGTTGCCTCCCTTTTCTCAACCTTGATAATCGGACAACGCGGATCGCCCGGCGGGTAATCTAAAACCTGCGTCTCATACGTCCGAACACCCGTTTTCATTAAAGAAGAAAGTGTCTTACGCAATAGCAGAACCTGACAACCCGGATACGTAGCTGCTAACTCATGTGCGCGTTGCATATTGCCGTAAGTTTTGCCAGTGTTTACACCACCAGAAACAACCAACTCATCGCAACGCGTCTCATACGCCGTACGGATATTTCCCAACGGCTCAAAAGCCAATGGATCAGATTCATCGATTGAATGTACGTAACGCATTCTTTATCTTCTCTAAAAAGGAGAATGCCCTATCGCGTTCCTGAACTCTTAAGGTATACCTCCACAGCGGAGGACGCGAACTCAAACTGGAATCACCAATCGACTCCACATCATCAGGCATCTGTGTATGATCTAACAACCAGCGAAACATTTCCGGCACGCTCTTACAATCCAATGCTGACATAACTTCTAATGCTACCCGATTCTCACCATCGCTTAATCGGACAGTATACCTCCTGTTTCTCATAACGATGCCTCCTTGAAAAAGATTCAGGACAAATCAAAACCTATAAGTGATACTCCCAATCGGTTTCAAATCAAGTACCACACCATCAGCATGAACATAGGTTTTCGCGTCAACCACCAGACTCAAACTGATAGATTCGGACAGCTTGATACTCGTTTGGGAACGACTGATAAGAATGACCGGCACCTGATCCCGCTCGGTTAGAGGAATATAACCCGTCAAATCCGTCTCAACCTTCCACTTCTCAAAGCCGGTGTGCACAACAGCGTTAACATTTTGGATCGCTGGCAACTGGTAAGCATTCGGTGTATAACTCGCCGGACGGACTTGCACCTCGTTGTCATTTTCATCAAATCGAGGTTCAAGACCAACACCCGCCGGATCCGCTCCCCGAAAGGAGGCACCGGCAGCAACGTCTAAATCCAAAATAGAAAAGTTTATCACACCACCAACGTCAAGGACATTACCGACAACGTTCCGTGAGTACGCCACGAAAGGTTTAATCCCAACCGTATCCGTAAAGTTGTGCTGAAGCGAGAGGTTAGCAACAAGTGATACCTCGTCCGACTGTTGAAACTGCGCGTCAGCTTCAAACTCCACCGAACCGACCACCTTCTTATAATCCCCTAACGCACCGATAGAATCTTCAGAAAAATTAACCCCGATCTGATTTGAAAACGCCGGCAGCGCAACAAACAGACCAAGCATAAACAACAGAATAAACCTACAATTCCTAAACATTTTTTCCCCTTTTATTCAGACGGGTACAAATCCACATTCAGACTGCCCCAGTCCCATAGCCCGTCACCTAAAGCAGTACGAGCGTGTTCGTCATTAGTTAACGCAACACCTAAATTATGCCACGCTTCACCGAGATGGAAAAAGACATCGCACTCCACAACGCCATCCGATAACAGAACCGGATTGCGAAGTTTCAGTTTACGATGCAGTTTCAGTAACGACCATTTATAATCGAGCAGAGAATTCCATCGAGAACGCTCACGGCGGATGTCCACAAGCGGACGACCTGTCCGAGATTGAAAGGTTTGGCAAGCGTCCGGCACCGAGATACCTCGTATACGAATAACGCAAGCAACAACTGTCTCAGCGTAATCGCCAGTTACACCAGGCCAATCACCTGCTGCGGGATGCACTAACACCCGGACAAATATATCCGAACCGGACAAAATGTCGTGTTCATGCTCAATCTCCGCCTCAAACTCACCACTGCCAGCCCGCTCTATCGGTTGAATGGGTTCAGGTTCCGGCATATCGCCCGGCTCACCTGTATTCCCAACATGGATGCTAAAAATAGTTGATGCTATTGTGAGTATCGAAAAGACAGCAATGATAATCAAAAGTTTCTTAATCATATTTTTTATCTCCATAATTTACTTAAAACGACAACCACTATAATCGCCAAGAATATCATCTTTGATGACACATGGCTACCGTTATCGTGATGCGCCCGATCTTTTTTACTGTACAGATTGCCCCCAACGCTGCACAGCCCACCCACAAGCAGGAGTTCAATTTGACTCTCTCCATTCGGCATACTCCCGAAATGCCAAATCAAAAATCCCATAATGACCATATAAAGTGTCGTATCAAACGCATCATTCAACGCGATAAGTTTATCCCAAAATGTCATACGTCCCCCCTAAGAGTCAACAATCCGTATCTCTTGCGTCTGAACGTTCTCATACTCGGCAAGAAACTCTATCGACTGGACACCAGCTTTACGGATAGCGTCAACTTCAATATCAGATATGGGATTGTCGATAAACACATCATACAAATCATGCGTGCTGGACGCATAACCCCGTGCTACCTCAAGAAACTCATCAAGCGTTTCCCAAGTCGCATGCACCGGTTCAGGCTTGGGGCCCGAAACAAACTCTATCTTGTAGTCCATGTTGGAGGTGGCAGTTATTCTGCGTTGCACTCTATCCAAAGAACGCACAGCCTCATACATGACTTTCCCCTCGTAGTCGGCAGGCAAAGATATGTGGCGTTCCACGCTATCGGTTTGTGTAGTGCTTTCACCCCACTGCTTTGAGTATTTCGCAGAGAGTTCGGCAGATACTTTCGCACCGCCTTCTACCCCACTGTAGCTCGCTTTAAAATACGTCTCAATAGCGATTTTCGCTGCTATCTCAAAAGCCTCTTGTAATGTAGTCGTCTTGCTAAATGTGTGATTGATAGTATCTTCGTAGGCGACACCTTTCACTTTCTCAATCGGTTCACTAAAGCGTTCAATCACGTTCTTCTCAAGTGACACTTCTTCGCCCCAATCCACAGTCTCAACTTCTGTGAGCTTCGGATTGTGGAAGAACAGCCGGGTGTAAGCGTCGCGGTCGTCATTGAAACGCTGATATTGAATGAGTGTGTCCGTGCGGAGTTGTCCGTCAAGCCCATCTTGCGGAAAGTAGTTATGCCACGCAGACCGAACACCTTTCATATCCAACCTATGAGCGATAAGCCCAGCTATCAGGATAGCACGTTGTTCATTAGATTTTACCAAACTTTGTTGCATAGATCCCCCACTACGGCCCAATGTAGTAAACACGCTCACAGTCCAAACACCGGACATGATAATAATACGGCAGTTTCTTTAACCGCCAGCACAACCGAAGGAAACACAAAAGCCTTCTCATACTAAAAGAATATCGCCAAAATAGTGCCAACCGCAGTTGCAAAAGCGACTCCTGTTGCAATCCACCAGCGATTGTTTATCGACCTTGCCTCCAGAATAGTCAATCGCTTATCGTTGCTATCAATCTTGCGATCCTTTTCAGAGATTCGCTCGTGGAGCGTTTTATCTTGGTTAGCAAGTTCCTTGACCGAATCATTCAGAGAACCCAACTGTGCGATAATTGTGCCCTCTAATCTCGCAAACGCATTGCTGATGTCTTTGTGGTCTTTTTGTAACTGTTCCAAGATACGCTCATCATTCATTCTAATAAACCCTTTCGGTTATGAGTTCCCAGTTCGGGCTACTCGCTGCCAATTTGTAATCCTGTGTAGCACAGATATGAAATTCAGCTTTTGCGTCTAACTTATCGCAATTAGAAAAACTCTTCAGGCGGCAAATCGTGGCAATGTTCGCGCGCCTCGTTGTAGTAATGGAGCAACAAACGTTCCCAGTCTGCCTTCGTATAGATACCACCAAAAGCATCGCCGGGTTTAATTTCTAACTTTCCACTTACCATAGCAGCACGTGTCCGATAGAGTTGACGCGTCGCCAGCAACCGCTTCCATGCAGAAGTGCTGTGCCGGTCTTGGAATCTTCCAACATGGTCAACATGCCCCAACTCCTCATTCAAAATAATAGCAAACTCTACTGCTTTCAGGCGAATTGCGGCTGTGGCAGTTGCGTCTAAATCGTCAATATGTTTCCACGCTGCGCCTACCCAAGCACGGAAGTGGTTAATAGCGTTATCAACCTCATCAATCACGCCTTGAACGATAGCACGTTCGGCAGTGTCTTTGATTAAGTCGGGATTCTGTATATCAAGACATAAGTCGGATACTTTCACTTTCTGATGGGCGCGTTCGTGAACATTTGACTCGTTTAGAAACTGCGCGGTCTTACAAACAGACTTCATCAACTTCGCTTTGAATTCGTCTATTGGCAATGGCTGCGGCAACCAAGTAGGCGTATACGTTACGGGTTCTACCGTTTCAGTCTCACCGTCAGCGACATAGATGAAAGTAGGGGAAGTGTAATCGGACACTTCAAAGGTATTGTTCATTTTATTCTCTGGCGTTGAGACGTAAGCAATAATGAGATGCCATGTATTATCCTTCTGCACTATCCATCCCACTGTATCAGAATTTTGAACCTTTTCTTCAGAGTTGTATGCATTCTGGATATTCAAATCCATGACACGCACAGAATTGTCGGATACAAGACGCTCTTTCACTTTTATCCGACCCACGCCATCCACCCATAACTTTAATAAAGTGTTAGGCGACTTATTTGAATACTTGCGTGATATTAATTGCAAATCAACCTTCGTAATCATAATTAAACTCCTTTAAAACTTAATTAAAG